CGTTCTGCAGCTGGGTCCACAGGCCCGCCGCGTTGGACTCGACGACCTCCATCGCGACCGGGATCATGACGGCGATCTTCTTGCCGGACATCTGCTTGATGTCGACGCCACCGGTGGACAGCGGCTTACGGCCGGCCTGGTCCACCCAGTCTGCCGTCGGCACGTCCAGCGGGACGGGCACTGCGGTGTTCGCCGACATGGACAGCGGCACCCGCCGGGCGAGGCTCATGACGGCGCTCTGCTCGACGGACTTCTCGAAGATCGGGGCCGTCAGAGTGGGCGGGAGAAACGTCGGGTCGACGTCGCTCAGCTTGATGGGGTTGGTTGCAACCATGGAGGGCTACCTCTCTCAGCGCCCCCGAGTGAGGGCGCCCTTCATGAAGTCGGCGAACACCGCCGACGGTTCGGAAGTGGATCGATTGCCGTTGCCCGAGGAGCCCTGCGTGTGGTCCGGGCGCGGGGTGCGCGGGGAGGTGTCGACCTGGCGGGCCAGGTGCGGCTTGCGCTTCAGCAGGTCTTTGAGGTCTCGCTGGATGGCGTCCGTATCGACGTCGCCGTCCTCGGTCACGTAGGAGTCGAGGCTGAGGAATGCGTGCGCGTCCTCGGGGTCGGCGAACTCGGCGGCGGCCAGGGCCTTGACCTCCGAGCGAACCGCGCGCTGCTGGAAGGCGAGCACGCGCTTCTCGGCAGCGGTGAGCTTCTCCGACAGGCGTTCCTGTTCGGACTTCTGCGCGTCCTCCAGCTCCTGCGCCTTCTTAGCGAGGGGCTCCAGTTCCTTCAGCCGCTTGCGGAGGTTCTCCGCCTCGGAGTTCTTCTTCTTCAGCGCAGCCTCGGCGCGCTTCCGGTCGAACGGCTCCTCTTCGGCGCCCTCCGCCTCCGGGGCGGACTCGGGCTCCTGCGGCTCCTCGACGACCTCGGGGGTCTCCTCGTTCTCGGGCATGGTGAAGTGGCCCTCCAGGGGCAGAGATAGCCGCCTCCAGGGCGGCTAGGGGTTGGTCAGTTCGAGCCCGGCAGCGGATTGCTGTCGTGCTCGGCCAGCGCCTGCCTGAACAGGCGAAGTTGGTTGCCGGGGTGGCCTGCCGCGAAGTCGCGGTAGATGCGCTCCCACTCGCGTGCATGCGGAGACAGCTCGAACCGCTGCCCCTTGAACACCGGGACCACGCCGCAATGGCATCCGTCGTGCGCCCGGAAATCCGCCGTGTCCCGCTTGTACACCGCCCCGCGCGCGGCGAGCAGCTTGCAGAACGCGCAAGCGCCCAACGCTGCGGAGCGTGCCCAGGCGGTGGCTTGCCGGTCCTGCCGCACCGCCTCCTGGACAGTGCCGCGTCCCGTATCGGTGACCAGCTTCTGCGCCACCTGCTCGGCCTTCTTCTCCGCCTGCGCCAGTCGCACATCCAGCGGCTCACGCTGCGCGTCCGTGGTCTTCGGATCCTCCGGATCCCGCGGCCACAGGTCCTTCGTCGCCCAGCGGAGCGACGCCCCCGTCTGATCCGGCGGAGGCGGATCAGCGACAGGCACGGTGAAGGTTCCGGGCACGCCGGCCGCCTCACGCTGGGCGTCATAGAACTCCGCCGCCAGAGAGGCGGAGGTACGCGCGTACTGGTCGACGATCGCATTCACCGCGGTCAGCCAGTCCGGCACGCTCTCCCGCAGCCGCGAGGGCAGGATCAGCCGCCGCAGGCCGCGCACGTCCCGTACCAGCAGCCGTGTCAGGCCGATCTGAGCAGCCCGGTACCGGTTCGCAGCGTCGCCGCTATCCGAGACCGTTGTCGCCACCGGTCACCTCCTGCACCGGCGGCAGCGGCTCAGTCTGCTGGTTCAGCGCGGCGAGCCGCTCCATGATCTGCGTGCTCGCCGCGGCGCCAGCGCTACGCCGCCGCTCGGCCGCCACCCGGCGACGCTGGTCCTCGGTGAGGCCGGCCATCTCCAGCGCGACATCCGAGTCCGCGGGCAGGATGCCGGTCGTCACGAGCTTCGTGACCGCGTCGACCTGGGCGGCGAGGGTCGGGGTCGCCGGGTTCCGCCAGATGCACTCGATGCGGCGAGACTTGTCCGGCGGCTCCCCGTCACGGAACCACAGCGCGAGCCGCATCGCGTCCCGGTGCGTCGCCGAGAAGCGGCGGATGCGGCGCTCTGCCTTCTTGATCTGCGCATTGTCCGCGTAGCGGATCGCGTCCGCGCTGGCCGGGTTGTCGCTGGTATAGCCGAGGACGTGCGGCGCCACAGACAGCTGCGACGCCATGATCCGGGCATACAGGTCGATGATCTTCGTCTGTCCGGACGGATCGTGCGCCGTAAACGCACCCACCGTCGGCACGTTGCCATCCTCGTCCCGCTCCAACGCCAGCACCCGGCCGATGTACGTCTCCCAGGCCGACTTGGTGTTGCCCTCCGCATCCTGGAACGCCGACTCTGAAGCGCCGAGGATGTACCGCTGCGGTGCGCCGAAGAACTCCGCCGCGACCTCGATGCCCATCAGCCGGCGGCAGGCCGCGTCCGTGATGGCCATGACCTCGGGCGTGATCTCCGACTTACCCACCCGGTCCGCGGTCCGCTGCCGGTTCGCCATCCGCAGCACCGGCACCATGCCCAAGTTGTGCAGGTCCCGGTCGAAAACCTCCCAGCCGTCGCTGGTCTCCGCCGCGTACACGGTCTGGTCCTGCAGGTACAGCGTGGCGATCCGCACGCCGTCCTCGACAGACTCGCGGAGAGCCGCCGTCGCCATCCGCAGCCGCGCATCCCAGAACATCGTCATGTCCAGCGGCGACTCGAAGGTGATGAGCGGCGGATCACCGGCCTCGCCCGAGCCGACCGCCACGTACTCGCGGCCGTAAGTCAGGGCGTCCAGGTGGGCCAAGCTCGCCTCGTCGTACAGGTCGTTCGACTCCGCGATCTCCTCCAGGTCGGAGGCGTCCGAACCGTCCGCCCAACGGAAGCCCTCCAGGTCCAGGCGCTGCTCGAGGGACTCCACGCCGATCCTCGGCCAGCCGATCACCGTGTGCAGGCGCTGCAACTGCGGCGGGATGCTGATGCCGAGGTCGCGCACGATCTGCTCGCCGTTGAAGTAGGCGTCCAGCAGCTCCAGCTTGAACCGGCAGCCGAGGAGGTCCGTGCGGAGCGCCGTGAGCAGCTGGCGCTCGTCATCCGACAGCGTCAGAAGCGGCAGATCAGGGATGGTCGTCGTCACCGCAGCACCACCACCCGTCCCCTACCGCGCACCCGAGAGCGCTTCACCCAGAACTGACTGTTCATGACCAAGCGGCGCAGCATCCGCGCGCCGATCGCACACACCGCCAAGTCGACCTTCCGAGCCGACTCCCGATGCTCCTTGCCGATCGAGTAGCCCCAGGCGTTCGTGCGGCGCCGGGCGTTCGAGATGTGCTGTCGCAGCACCTTGTGGCCGTCATGCGGCACCTGCCGCTCCAGCACGTCTCGATAGAAGCGGTCCACTGCCTCCGTGAAGGCCTGCTGCCGGCGCCGGTCCCGCATGTCCCACATCACCGCGTGCTGGCCGTGCCCCGAGCTCACAGCCTTCAGCTTCAGCCGCTTGCCATACCGCTGCGCCCACGCGTCGATGTAGCCGTCCCAGTAGCGTTCGCCGTCCGCGTCGTCCTGGCCGGCGCCCGGGTCCGCGAAGAACGCGAGCGGCTTGTACTGGGCGAAGACGTTGTCGACAACTCCGTCGACCTCGTCCCGCGGCACCCGCCACGGCCGCTCACCAGGCCAGTTCGCCGGGCGCTGCCAGACGCCAAGGGTCTTCACGAACCCGTCCGACATGCGGCAGCCGACCAGGCCGGTGGCGTCGTCACTCTTGGAGCCGTCGAAGAACAGGACGATCTCGTCGCCCTGCTCCAGGTCGAGGCCCTCGTGCGGGTTGGCGTCCCACTCGTAGCGGGCCAGGAACGCATCCTCAGCCGCGACGATCTGGTTGAACCAGAACCGGCGTGACCGCGACGGCGGGTTGCGGACGTCGAGGATCGACGCCTTCAGCCGCTCGATGTCCAGCCACGTCGAGTCCCCGCGCACCGCGCGGAGCGTCGGCTCGATCCACGCCTCCGTCAGCTTCGCCTCAGCCGGAGCCTCCAGGCTGTCGTAGAACAGGCCCGTATCCACCGCGCGCCCGGACTCCGCCGACTCGAACGCCTCCCGCGTCCGCTCGGCGACGCTGTCCTCGCCGGGCTCG